CGCTCCCTTCTCCACTCCAAGAATCTTTCTTTACAATTGTAGCGGATGGGGTTATATCCGCTTTTATATTTCCAAGAATTAGATTAGTGTAAAGTGGGTTAAATGTTATTTTAATATCCAAAATATAACTCCGCCCTCCATATAATTTTATAGCGCTATTGGTGAGGAATAGATATGTGCCCGCCACAACGTTAACCCCTGTTAACTTAAAGCCTTGGGTTGAATCTGAAGCAGACATTGTAACATTTGAACCCATTAATAAATTAATACCAACCAGACAAGCGGGTTCTGTATCGCAGAAGAAGTCCCCTCCTTGCATGAATTTGTAAGGGATGATATTCCTAGTCTTAGCAAAAACGGAGCAGTCAATGTTTTTAATATCTGGATTTAAAGCCAGCCAGTCACTTAATATATCAATCAAATTTAATGTATACACACCTTCTCTATATGAATCAATGGATAGTGTAAGCGTGTTTACATGGTAATTATTTATCGAGTTCCCTCTAAAAACTGCAAGGAAGCCGTAATCATAGATCCCTCCAAGATCTTGACCTACCGTAAAAGATATTGGCAAATAAGTTATGTCTGGATCTTTGAAATAAGGTATAGAATCAAAGGAGGTCATAAACTTACCTATATAATTCAAAGTTGAAACATTACTATCGTACCCACCATTAATGTTACCAAACTGGTTTGTCGACTGGTTAGCATAAAAGTACTCGTTGCACTCTGATTTATAGGCTCTTACCTCTTTTATTAAAAAAGAAATATAACCTATATTCTTTGATTCTGATGTAAATGATATTTGAATACTATCAACTGATGGGCTGTTTATTAATATATGAGGCATTTGAAACTCAAGCTCATTAGTGCCAGTAGAAAAAAGCTGCTCAGTTGAGTGGACTTTATTTAAGACATTGCCAGTTGAATCCCTTAGTTCTACATGACATGTTAATTTTAATCCGATTTTATCGGGGGTCACATCTCCTTTAATGTAAAATACAATATTTTGATTTACATTAAGCGTCTCAGCTAGAGCAAAAGTATACTGAACCAAATACCCTGAAACATGGTTAAACTGGGTTAAAAGTACCTGTGTTTTATCTGATCCAGATTGCTCTAAATTGAACCCAGATAGATAATTATGACCAACATTTCCATAAACCCAGTTTGGATTTAAAGAGGTAGGGGTGTTCCCGGCCACTATAAAATCAAACGAATCAATATCGCAGTCACCTTCGATTTGTTCGTATTCGCCTTCAAACCTTGTAACGATACCAGTAGCTGAGGTTTGGTCGTAACTTTCTCGCGCCTCTATTTTAAACGCTGTGAATTGCTCTACACTTAATAACCCGAATATATTAGGAGCTACATTAGGGATAGAGTATTTAATAGGGAGTAAAACTTCTTTTACTAATTCAGCTATATTAAAAAAAGCTTTATTATCTTGATCGGGGATAAGAGTTGCATAAACTATAAGTGGGGATCCGCTACCTCCCGGATGTCCGTAAGGGTAGCTAATAGTAGCTTTAATGTCTATATTATAGTTATTATAATATTTGCTTGCAGAAGCGTTAAAACCTATATAATCAATTTCTCCTCCGCCCTGAACAATGTACTGCGTTTCAGATATAGCTTCTAGTACTCTGAAAACACCATTATTAACTAAACTATCATAAACTCTTAGGTATTCATTTTTTTGCAAAACCAAAGGCGAAACTAAAACAATATATAAACCCTTCTCGTCAAATAAAATATCTGAAATTCCTACGCTTACAGCACTAATTGGGAAGCTGAAGTTTTCAATAATAAACTGAATCGGCAAATAAGGGCTACTAACGTTGCTTCCAGTTATTGGATTTTTGGGTTTCTCATATATAGTTAACGGCATTATTTAAGTATTAAAATTGAATCCTTTAAAGCTATTATTTCTTGTTTTATTTCTTCTTCTAAATCTTTATTAAAGATACTTGAAAAAACTCTAGCATACCTGCCCTTGCCTCTATATTGCGCCGTACCTTTTTTGTTAATCTTCCCAGCTATTATAAAAGAAAGGCTATCCTTTTTCTTTTTACTAAAATTTGAGGAGAATGGTTTATAATCTAACCATACACGAATATCGCTCCTAAGTTTTCTTAAATCCGTAAGGTTCTTAGGGGCTTGCCCCGGGTCTATTGTCGACCAGTATTCCTCCCCTTCTATAATCAAAGATACCTTATCCTCTGATTCTAATATCTTATAATTTATACTACCAGCCAGTTTACCAGTTGCGTTAACTCCGTTGGCTTTTAAAGACGTTAATATCTCTTCCTTTAAAAAAGATCCCTTACTAGTTAAGTATGTAGCGACGACATTAGCCATTAACAGCAATTTCTAATTGGTGATTGTATCTGAAATGAAATAAGCGCACCAGTTAAGTTTTTATCTGAGAACCTCCGATACTCCTGTTTACTCATAGATAGTACCGTGACCTCCTCCTCTGACTCCTGAAACGATAACAGGATTTTATTAACTACTTCATCGCATTGGTTTAATAGTGTTTCAGTCCCAGTCTTTGATTTACTGAAATTATCTTCCTTGAATGATAAATTACATTGTATAGTGTATGTAACTAGGTTGTTAGTACCTGCGCTTGAATCCATTGAGAATACCCAAAAAGCTGGGAAGCTCATTTTATTATCTTTAACAAAATCATCCTCTGTTCCTGAATAGAAATATATTGTTGGAATGATACTGTCTATCACTTCATTGATTATGTTCAATAACGTCTCTCTCATCGTGATTTGTTTTTATTTACTTCAATCCTATGTGCGTTTTCTTTAATGCTTGATTTCCACGAATTTAGTTGAATTTTTCTCAACACTCGCTTACATGGTTGTTTAAATAAAAAATCTTCGTAAACCATGTCACCACCAGATAAGCTGTCAACTGTTATTTCCAACCCAAACGCTTCTTCAAACTCCTCAGCCCCTGCTTGAATCTCGGTATCAGAGATGGGCGTTGATCTGCAGTTTGAGTTATGCCAAACCTCAATAGATTCCAGCTCTTGAAAAAAAAAACGTATAGGTTAATAACGTCTACACAATTCATTTTATTTATCAGTTCCTTATATTTATCGCAAGTAGATACATCATAATCCCCTGTGATAAGATACTGAACTATTAATTTTAATAAATCTGGGTAGTGTTTATATTGCTCTATTTCAGATACGTCTTTCAATTGAGACGCTACACTAGGGATGATGAATGTTTTTAAGTCTAAGTATAAACCAAATTCTATATCTTGGAACGTATCGGGTATCTTAACAACTTCACCGCCTATTGAGACTTCTTTTAAATTATCCCGTAACAACTCATTAACTGTGGTTAGCACAAAAAACATTGGGGAGGATAGCAACGTGTAAACAGATTCGTCATTAATACCTTTTAACTGCTTCTTAGTTAAACCATACATTTCCGCCAGAACTTCGTCTAGGCTATTCTTTGAAATTATCTTACAGAAGGTTTCAAAATTAACCTCCTCCCAAGATTCAGGGATTATTAAATTACGTTCAACACCGTCAACAGTTATACTACACATCATACCTTTATTGTTAATTTTGGTTCAAGTTCGAAAAACATTCTCATCATAAGGCAATCGGCATAATCGGGGGAGTGTCCTATATTCTTTTTGATTTCATCTTTTGAGATGATAGAATACTTGCCCTCTGGATCAAACTCTTTCATTTTTATCTGCTCTAACTCTTTAATAAAGTTAGTCATGTATTTCTGATCTTTGCAATAAATCTTTGATTCATTAACTAAATCAGATAGCATAAAATAACATTGACTTCTTAGGTTAGTATAGTTGTTTTGACCTCCATTAATTATTGGTCTTGCATTGCCTATGAAGCCCTTGCACTTCAATATATCTACTAACCCTCCGCCTAGCCCATCCTCATCAACTATGATTTGATGTATAGGTACTTGCTCTTTAATTCTTAATTCATTGATTATATCAGCCGTTTCGGTTATTGATTTCTTTTCATGAGTGTAAATAGATTTACACCTTAACCCTTCCCAAACCATTATAACTGTTTTATCCTTGCCGAACCTAGCTACATCACAGGTTATATAGTGTTTACCACCATTTACAAAATCATTGTAGAATAAACCTTTGATTTCTTCAAACCCCATTAAGCATGATTCATCATCATCATACTCCCAGTTCCCATACAAAAGCCTTTGTTTTGAGCTTTCAGGGAGATCCGATAAGTTTTTTTCATATTGTTTAGAAATAAAAGGGTTATCTGTTAGGAGAGATTTGATAAACCTTTTATCTTTGCCTAGATTACCATCCTTTTGCTTTAAATAATACTCTTTATATACCCAATTTTTATAAGGATTACATGTTAATAGTATTTTAGTATTTATTTTATACTCGTCTAATTTATACCTTATCCTAGATTTTACTATATCTTTAGCTTTTTTATCTACTTGATTACACTCATCTATAAATGCTCCTGTTATCTCTAATGATCCTAATGAGTCGAATTCTGGATCTGATGGGTATAAAAATAAATCCTTTAGAATTACCTTACTACCTGATTCAAAAAAATTAATCTCTGACTCCATATAGTTAACTTTAAAATCAAGATTAACACGTAGACCAAAATCTTTACATACTTGAAGGAATGTTACAAATGTAGTCTGCCTTAAATTTTTTAGCTTAGACCTACCGATAAGCCATCGGGTCTCATGGTATTTAAGAAGATTAACGAGAATCCAAACACAACCTAAATAGGATTTACCACCCCCTGCACCTCCTCCGAATAGTACCTCTGATACTGTAGGATCTTTTAGGGCTTGCCAACAAATCTGTTGTTTTTTTGATAATAGACCAGAAAGTCTAATTGATGTCATCGAATATCTTTATTGATCCTTGTGTATCTGTATCAATAAGTTCTTCTCTATCGCCTAATACCTTCATTCTAAATATACCAGCGGTAGCGTTGAATGTAGAATCTAATATTTTAGAATTAATCCTTGAAGATATTGTTTTTCTCACTTCTTTTTTTATAGAATTGCAGGAGGGCAAAATCTTTGAGTAGTGATTAAAAGCGAATTCTGATATTTTATTTAGTCTGCAAGCGTCATTGATACATAATACAGATTCGTCATTTACAGCTGTATTAAGTATTTCTAAGCACTTCATTATAGCTACATCGGGAGGCATTGATAGGTCAAAGTAAGACTCGAATGTGAATGATGTTTTATTAAATCCTGCCATTTATATATTGATTAAATATAGTTTTTTTTGTTTTATCTTAGCTTGTATGAATGCAATGTAGTTATTTTTATGATCTATATCTATGAATGATTCAGGAAAATAAACAGGATGGTATTCATTTTTAGGGTATTGTTTAATGATTTCAAATGTACTATAGGGTTTAAAATCCTTTATATCTGTCAATAGTTTCGCTTTCGTGGTTACTTTCTTAGCCATGTTAATTCTCAACGGGGATAAATATACATTCGTTTAACTCAGTTGGGTGTTTATCTATAAATTCTTGACAATCTTCTTTTTTATCAAAAACCTTAGCTTGGGTTTTATCGGTGGTGATGGCTATAGTCCCATTTGAGGTTTCAAGTACATACCAGTCGTGATGCCTTGCTATGTATCTTTTATCTTTTATTGTTACAAATTGATCCATATAAGTCACCATGCAATAAATTAAGAAACTAAGATGTGATTTTGGTATTTTCAAGTTATGCTTATTTTCTAACATGTCTATTACTTCATTTACAGTCTTCATTTTATCTATTATTTAAAATGGTAAGGTATCTACTTCTCCCGTGGAAGCGTCTACGGTCTCGTATGTTGAATTGTTGTTGGGTTGGCCGCTAGTTCCTTCATTATCCTTCTTAGCCCCTAGCATCTGCATCCCTAATGCTTTAACTTCTGTAAAGTAAGATTTAACACCATCCTTTTCAGATTGATTATATTCAA